ATAAGTGCAAAAGGATGCCATTGTTTCTTGTTTATTTCGCTTCAAATCTGAATCAATTTTACTCAAATCAGTATTTGTGTTTGTGTTTGATTGTTTGATCTCCAAGTCTGGTTGACTCAAATAACCGAGACCCATCGACTGCATGTACATTTTGATCTGTTGTTGGTAGGTCAAAAAGTCGTGCTCCTTCTCAAGATATTTGACGATGGTGCGACAATCTGTGAGGCATGTGTTGTAGAAGTCTTCGTCTTGCCACAACATTGCCTCGTAAAGGACAGCGCTTTCAAGCATTGTGATGTATTCGTCCATGTCGCTGAGTCGTGTCCAGTGTAGTAGTCTGACAATAGAATCTTTCTTCAAGGCTGCTGTAATGAAGGGATAAGTTCCTCGAGTAAATCTTGAGCAAAAACTCTCACTTTCCCATGTGCCAAATTCGTATTCCAAGTCGGTTTTTGAGGGTGGCGTGCACACTTGGCCTAAGAGTGTCAGCTTGCATTCTTTAATCCTACTGAAATTCATGACCTTGGCATAAACTTCATCATACGATGCGAGGTTGTCATCCCCATTGGTGATCCAATCGCTATGATTGTGGATGTCGCGAAGTGTAGGATAATCATTGATTTGTTCAATGTCTGCGTGTTCCAAAATTCCGTGTTCAAGTCCATCATGAACAAGGACCTTTGTGACGTAAACTTGAGACAAGTCAACAATCATGCTGTCAATCCAGTTTGTGATGAAAATTCCTGAATTGACAATTCCTCTTGTGATGACTAGAGTCCCTTCGATAAATTCAAAAGAATAGCAAACCATTCCGAAAACTGCTCTGGTAATGTTGATCAGTTCTTGCTCTGTGTAAGCCTCAAAGTAGCCTTCTCTCTTGGCTCTGATGTAAATGAGCTCGACTATCTTTTGAACGTCAGCGATGAGCATCTCCATGACCGATTTGTCGAAATTTTCGTGATCTTGTCCTGAAACAAAAGGAAAGCGAGCCAACCTTTTGTATTGTTGTGGCCATTCTTCGTACAAGTTTTGTCCTCCTGTATGATGAAGTGCAAATCTGTTCTTGACAAACGCCTGGACCATTGGACCGAGAAACTTTTTCATGAGCATATAACTGATGGTTCCTTCTGACTCAAAAGCTCTCGTTTTTCCAATTCTTGCCTTTTCAACCGGTCGTAGTTCAACCTTGAGTTTGACATTCGAGAGATCAATAAATTGCTCTCCTTTCTTTGCTGCTTCGACTCCAGCCTTGTAGCGGTTCTTCAAATTTTCTGCTGCAGGGGTCTTACCGAAAGTGAATGTGGTCTTTTCACCTGGTTTTGAGACGAGGTCCAACAAGTCTCCTTTCGAGTGGACAGAAAAGACCTTGTTATAGTAGATTCCGGCGGATGCGTCTGGTTCAATTGGTGCAACTCCTCGTAGGGGGTCAGCCAGATCTCCAACTCCGTTGATGACTTCATACGTGTTGTAAAAACGAAGACCGCCAGCATCTTTGACTCGCGTGTAGTAGAAATCTGCTAGTTCTTCCGTAACTTCTTTTCTGAGGAAGTCTGGTGCTTGTTGTCCCGTTCGAATATTTGCTTTTGAAATCTGAGTTGCAACAATAGATGGTTGTCCTCTGTTGTTTGTGTTAAGATCTGCTTGCACGTCAAAATCCAATTGATGAGCGAATTGCGGTGCTGGAACGCAATCACTCTTATTGATCATCTCATTCGTCCATGCTGTTTGAA